GCCGACACGGTAACGATGTTAGCGAATACATGTGTGGTCGGTGCGAAGGGGAGAGCTACTAGTGAGAGAGCAAATTTTCTTAGAAGGACGGGAGTTAGTCGATCATTACTTGAACGACAATTTCTGGGAATTAGGTGACCCAGAAGAGTGGGGGGTTATAGAAAAACCCAAAGACGAAGAAGTATTCAAACTTAACCTGTGCGAGCTACCCTCGGATACGGAAGAGTTTTGTAAAGACTTAACCGCCCACCCACAAATTGAAGATGTTGAACAACACAGATTCGGACTTAACGAAGATGGCGTTGGCGACATCATCATTGATGTGATTACGTTTCATTGGCTCGACCCGCTAGACAGCGAGGAGGACCTGCGTTATGGAAAGTACTACAAGTTCGACGTGTGGCATGGCCCAGCGACTAATTATGAATTGATACGTTGGTCTGACCAACCTTACTCAGGATAGAAAGGAGGAAGAAGATGATATTACCCCCCGACCCACCAACCAGCAAAGACGCGGTGAAATCCCTGACGGGGGCCGCATTACGCCTCTGGAATGAGGAGGACGAGGGCGGCCTTAACGAGGCCACCACCAGGGTTCTTGTGGATTTGGCCGAAACGCTCTGGGTTATAATAGACGGACTAGAGGAGGAAAAAAGGAATCATGCAGATGCTAATTCGGGACTTGAAGTCGTTTCTTGAAACACTCACCGAGGAGCAAATGGATTGCGACCTCGTGGTCCGAAATGAAGAAAACCAGACGACGCTGCTCGTCGACTACTTCGCAACGGTCGAAGACGGCGACGACGAAGGCCAGTCATTCTTGGTCATCGGAGCAGGGTGATTCCCCGCAGTTTCTTCACGGGAAGGGGCTGCAAGGAGTACTTTGTTAAACCAGAAAGGAGAACTAGTCGTGAAAGACTATGACTTTGATTATTATGTAACGAAACCCTGGCTACAGGAGGAAGTAGGACTGCCCGAAGCCTTGAGCAGCACGCTCTCGGACCTGATGAAGGAGGCCCACGAGTTCTTATGCAGTACGAATGACGAGGGGCTTATCGAGGCGTTGGAGGCGTTTCCCGAACTTTGGACCTTGGCCAATACCTACGGGGCCATTCATCCAAGGCTCGTGGACTTTGAGCATCGGCACGGGGCTACCCCGGTAGATCGCATTAGGCACCATGAGAGGGTTCGGAAGATTGAAGACTTCTTGACCCGTAAAGCAGACCCCGATGATAATGACGGTTGGAACCGGAAGAAGTACGAGGAGGTCGCGAGTGATATAGCGGGTAACGGGGAATCAGTGCTACAGCCCATTGGTGTGTGGAACACGGCCCAGCCCGTGGAGGAACGTCCCCACGCAGAAGCCGAGCGCATCGGGCGCATTACGCGGGATAAGGAGCAAGCAGAAGGTTGATGGCCTTGGACTAAGGTAAACGGTTGTCCAAGCATCCGGAAAAATTGCTTCAGTTTGTCCAAGGCATCTTCCTGGACTGAAGCAAACTTGGACCGCCCCCGGTTGACTGACTACTCCTCGTACGATCAGTTGATCGGGGGCACTTTATTAGAGGTATAGGTGTATCTGAGAAATAAAACTTTTTTTATTTTTTTCAACAGAATCAGCTAATAGATCGATAGAAGTAATAGAATCGAGCTGAAAGACTCTAGCACCTCGGAATGTGAGTTAAGAGCGAAGTAATAGAAATCGTATTAGTTATTACTCTTGAACCAGAGAAAAGGAAAGAGAGGACACGAGCCAACTCTTTTAAACATTAAAAAGATATTCATTCTAAAATATACTTGACAGGGTATCACGGCCCTCGGATCTTCGAATGAAAGACCTCAAGTATACGCCCATGCAACCCTCGGATGATGGCAACGGCTGGCTCGACCCTGACGGTAAGAGGTGGCAGGACTTAAATCCAAAGCAAAGGAAGTTCGTCCGGGAGTACATCAAAGGGGAAAACGCCACTGAAGCCGCCGTTCGAGCAGGCTACACCAAAAACCGCAATGCTGCGAAACGACAAGGCAGCGTCTTACTCAACCACAACCCACTTATACGAAACTATCTAATAGACCAGGAAATCAGGGGCCAGGAGAGGGAACGGATTTCCATGGAGTCCCACCTCTCTTCCCTCCACGACCTCCGGGAGGAGGCGAGGGACCAGGGGCAACTTAACGCAGCCATCACCGCCGAGATCCACCGAGGCAAGGTCGGCGGACTCTACATCGACCGACGGGAAATACTGACCGCTCGGATCGACGGACTATCCAAGGACCAGCTGATCGATCGACTGAGCACACTGATCAGCAAGCGGATTCCTCAGACGATCGAGGGAAAGGTCATCGAGCGATCGATGGACGGACCGACGGACTGAATGACTCTACTCTACTTGTTAGAACGACTTGTTAGTCACTCTACTCTACTCTACTTGTTAGAACGACTTGTTAGTGGTCCCTCCCTCCCACCCACCCACGCCCCCGACCGGGCCAGCGACCGACGGACCGACGGGCGCAGCGACTTGTTAGAAACAGCGACTTGTTAGAGCAACTTGTTAGGATTTTTAGGTAGGTTTTTACTGTAGGCCTAAGGGTAGGCCTAAGGGTTGACCTATGTCCCTGGGTTGGGTGTATAATGCAGTCCTGCCCAGGCACAATGTCAAAGGGCAGATACCTAACAGGTTGATAATATGTCTCAAGTTAATAAAGCAGCATCCCAGGTTGACAACCGTACCGGCCGTGAAGCCGCGATGGACGTTGACACCAAGCAAGCATCCATCTTGGAAGCTATCCTAGGTGCCCAGCCTAAAGGCGGGACGTCGGCAGGCTATCGGTCATGGGTTGGCAAGGTGACACTTGTCCAATCAAGCGCACCGAAGGTTGCTTCGTTCATAGGTGCGACCTCTCGGAAGAAGGGTCATAGGGTTATGATCCAGGAGCTGGTCAAGCTAATCCAGGCAGGCAATGGTTCGCATACGTTTGCCAACGTAGGTGAGGTAGAGCACTTTGACCAGGAAGAGGTCTACAAGGCGGGCCGGAAGATTGATACGTTCGACTCAAAGAATAATGCTCGTATCGGTCATACTACCTGGGGTGCCCAGTTACTAGGTATGGCTCCCTATGTTGACGGGGCCGCTACTAAGTGGTGCGACGCTAACGGGTTCAAAGATTGTGTGTTCCCTATCTTTGAGGTTAAGCGCCGATAGCTACTAGTTAGCTAAGGAAGAGGGCCTACTTGTTAGGCCCTTTTTTTGGCTTGCCGAAGCTACTTGTTAGAGCGCCTTGTTAGGGCGACTTGTTAGTAGGCTCAAAACAGTTTCTATACTACTGTACGTATGTACAGTAGTCGGCTGCTTGTTAGGACTACTTGTTAGGACTCTACTTTATTTGAAAAGGCTACCTGTTAGAACGACTTGTTAGAAAGGGGTATACCCCCGCAGTGCACTTACCCACCCACCGTCCCCAGCAACACCTGGTTCCTGTTTCATTTTTTGCGATTGTTTTGTAGGGACCCGTGATACAAAAATCTTGCGCAAAAATTTTTCGAAACTGTTTTTTGGTATAGGATTCGTATTATGCGAAACCGACGACCGCGATATATGAATGAGGGTGGCATTGCTTCGTTGATGTCAAATGGTGGTTCTGAGGCGATGATGCTGGAGTTGGAGGGTGATGCGGCGGCTTTACCGGGGGATCTGTTCAGTGATGAGCATGATCCGAGGTGGTTGAGCCATCCTGAAGATGAGGGTTATCTCCCTGAAGCACAAATAAGGAGACAACTCCAAAGAAAGGCGGGTTCTCAGATTGGAGAATGGGTGGAAGATTTGACAGATATGTTTGACATGCAGGAGGCCTATGACGAGGAGTTGGAGGTCCTGGAGTCAGGGGGTTCGTTTAGTAGTCTTTCTCCTGAGCTTATGGAGAGGGTTGGGGAGATGATCTTCCCTGGAGGAGGCATGGTGAAGATGGTCAAGGGAGCCACGAAGGTAGGAAAGCAGGCATTGAAAGATGTTAGGAAGAAGCTGGATATGGATGAGTATTCTCCCAAAGGGCAGGATCCACGCCCCCCCATACTTGGAACGGAGCGATCGCAACGACCTGAGCTACCCAAGTATATTCCG